AATAATTAAACAAACGACTAAATGGAAAGATGAACCTAATACTGAAGTTGCTCGTCAGATTCGTTTGATTATTGATTCGTTTGATGCGATTCTACCTTCCGCAACCAAGCAAGAAAAACGCATTATTTCAAGAATTAGACCTGAATTAGAAAGAGCATTTGAATCATGGCAGGGAAGTAGGTATAAGGATGATGAATTAAGAGATGCTATGATGAATGTTATGAATGACATTGCTGATTTCTATGGACAACTTCAACCTGATGCTCCTGATTTAGCAGAACAAAGATGGCAAGCGGAAATACAACAACGACGAGACCAAAAAAGAGCAGAACGACTAAAGTTAAAGAGCATAAAAGCTAATAAAGATGTTGAAGAGGAAGCAGACGAAGAGATTGAACGAGGTAGTCCGATTAAGTCTCCAAAGAAGCAGTTCCTCCCTACTGAAAGTCCAAAAGGAAATGGTATGTCTGGAGGTGTGAGTCATGACGATTTGGCGGAGGCGGTTGGGTATTATGAGATTAAGATGCCAGAAACATACTCCGTTGAAAACTTGGAGCAGTCCATGAAGGTAATCCAAACAGTTATAAAATACATCGGCAGGTCTGCTACTTATGATGAAAAACGCCGTCTCCGAACCTACTATGACTTTATAAAAGAAGAATTAGATGCCTATAAAGAACTAAACAAAAAAGAGAAACAACAACGATTCACCCTGACTGTTAAGCGATTAAACGACTTTACTAACTTTCTTTACAGCCTTAAACCTCCAGCATCAGAGGACCCAAAGAAGAACCTAATCGCTGACGAAATCAAAGAAGATGCTGAAGTGAAAAGAAGGACCGCAGACTATGAAGCTCGTTTGCAAAAGAAGAAGGAAGCCGATGAAAAATTGAAGGAAGGAAAAGCGAGACCAGCAACCTTTCAGTATTCACGAGAAGGACTAACCGCCAACCAAAAAGCAGCCGAACGAGCAGCGTATTACCGCAAGCATCCTGCAGAGAATCCAAAGAAGAAGGTTGTAGAGGTTGTAGAGAAACCTAAAAAACAACCTGCACCGAAGAAAGCGCAGATTATTAAAGAACTAAAACAAGAACCAAAACAAGAACCAAAGGAACTAACATTAGCAGAACGAGCTAAACTAACACGTGCTAAAGTAACACTTCGTAAAGGCATCATCCGAAAATTATTAAGAAAGTCCGCTGAGTTAAGACTTTGGATTGCTTTATACAAGAAAGGTAGTTATTACAATTCCGATGAATTGTCTAAAAAGGAAGATGAGGCATACAAAAACGGACGTGGCGTTTTTACCAAGGATGAATGGGACAGAGCAAGCGAACAAACATACAATATTAGCGTCTTGGGAAAATGGAAAGATTACCTACCCCAGAGCGCCTATGACCGCATCTCCAAACAAGTAGCAGCCATTAAAGAAAAATTAGAAGCAAAGTATAAAAAGTAATAAAAAAGGTCGTCAAATCGTCTTTAAAAAAAATACTTGGAGTATTCAAATGCCTTCTCCAGTAAGCATCAATTTTGACAAGGGCAAGAGTGGTGTAGGTATTGCCAAGGTAAAGGGTGGTGAATACAATAATGAGACCTTGTATTTGCACCAAGACGGAAATAAAGGAAAGGGTGGAGTCCAAGAACTAGAGTTGGGTAAGAACCGACTAAAGGCATTACCAGCTCGCAAACAGATTGAAGTGATGAGGATGCTTCAGGAGGCGTTTGCACGAGAAATCCCTGCCGAACATCTACCTTCCCAACTAACCCAAATCCCAGGTGTTCTGGATGCCTATAAGGAGATGAGTGGGTCAGCAAAACAGGAGAGCGAAACACGAGTTAAACTTCCTGATGGTAGTCACTTCTACCTAATTCCGAGTCCTGACCCCAAGAAACGAGAAGTATGGTATATTGCTGGGGCATCAGGTTCAGGTAAGAGTCACATTGCTAAAGGACTTGCCGAACAATACATGAAGCAGTTCTCTGGTCGCAATGTTTATTTAGTTTCAAAATTGGAACAAGACGACACCCTAGACAGCATGAAAGGTCAGAAATGTATTCGCCTTAAACCTGCTAAATTAGTTGAGAAACCCATTAAGACCACCGAGGACATGGAGGGATTGAGGGATTCAATGATTATTTTTGATGACTACGACAGCTTTACTGGAAAGGAGGCAAAGACCATTCAGCAGTTAATGGACGACATTGCCACAATGGGACGCCACATGAATATTACGATGCTTTGTTTGACCCATTACCTAACCAACTATTCCAAGACTCGCTTGCTACTGACGGAAGCGACGCATCTTGTTCTCTACCCATTGAGCACAGGAGCATCGGCGTTAAACTATGTTCTAAAGACCTATTTGGGTATGGAAAAGGACGATGTAGCACGTCTTAAGAATGGAGGGTCTCGCTGGGTTTGCATCTATAAAAACTACCCCACTTATGTCGTGACGGAGAATGAGGCATATTTGCTAAACGACGAAAGAGGAGGGGAATGAGACCTAAAAAATCAGTAACAAATCAGTAACGCCCTTAACCATTACCAAAATGGGTAAGGAGGTTTCTAATAACGATTTTACGCAGGTAAGGCGTTACTGTTACTGATTTTCTGGAAACGATTGCAGCGGAGGAATTTGGACGAGAGGAGAACGCATTTTTTTCCGCGCGTAGCGACTTTTGGGGAATAATCAGTAACAATAACACCCCTTACCTACTCTATTTTATACCCATAGTCCCCCTAATCAAATTAGGTAAGGTGCCGTAGCGTTACTGAATTGTTACTGAATTTGTCCGTCAATAAATCAGTAACATTTTACTTGTGCTTTATAAATGGACGCAACAACGATGAGTCAGATTGGATTAGGTGGTGGTAGTATTGGAATTCTGATGCTTGCTTGGAAAGTCTTTACTTGGTTAAACCATCGCAATATTAAAAGTAGGTGTTGTGGAAAGACCTTTGAAGTAGAATTAGATGTAGAAACACCTAAAAAAGAAGCATCTGCTAATATAAATGCCACGCAACCTGAGCATTCAACCTTACAAATTAGGTCGCCTGAAGGGGTGGAGAACCTACATAGGAGGGACAGCAGTGTCACGGAAACCAGTGGAATTGGAAAGAGCGATTCAGCAATGGATGGCAATTGAAAAAGGAGGAAGTGCTGAGGAAGTTAAAGGGTATTCGTTAAGTGAATCGGACATGCGTAAGGTCATTCCAACACTAAAAATCATCTCCTATACAGATTTGCTGAATGCAAAGTCTATAGACGATGTGTTAGACGAAAAGGGTCGCCTGATGCTTCTTTATTTAACCGAGAATGAAACCACTGGACATTGGGTATGCCTTCTAAAACTACGAGACAGCGACATTCTAGAATACTTTGACCCCTATGGTAATTATAAACCTGATGGTGAGAAGAAGTGGCTTTCTAAATCTAAACTTCGTGAATTCGGACAGGACACAGACCACCTTACAAAATTATTAAAAGCAAGTCCTTACACTATAAAAAGCAATGCAGTTGCCTTCCAGAAGGACGTGCGTGACAATAATACTTGCGGTCGTCACTGCTTATGCCGACTTTATTTTAAACATCTTTCGCTCCCTGAGTATGCGAACATGATTGAGGAAACAGGCATCCCACCAGATGATTTCGTCAGTGGATTCACCTACAATTTAATCGGTCAGTAATCGCAAGAAATAAACCCAAGCAACTATAAATGAGCTTTTCGCAGCAAATAGTCACAGGTTCGGCTGCCGACGGAGATTATGTGTATTACAATGCGACCATAGTGAATAACTCGGTCATCACGTCACAAACGACGGACGACCCTCAATGCTCTTTTGAGGACACACGCGTGAATCCAATTCTAAAAGATGCCTCCAAGTATGTCATCAGTGTGGATTCCTTTTCCCTGAATGGAGTGACTAAAACTCTTCCTATTTTGATTCCACAAATCAAACCAACGACACTTACAGCATCCATTACTGCTTCCGCAGTGTCCGCCGATGGTAATAGCATTACCTACACAGTTTCAACGGCATTACAAAGTGGAATGAAAATTAATAGCATCTCTGGATTTACTACAGGTGGGTATAATCAGGGAGAGGCAACACTAATCTCAGCAACCTCTACAACCATTACTATAGCAAATTCCAATAGAGTTCCAGTCGGAACTGCAACAGGCACAGGAACTCTTACCTACCCTGACCCCACAGATGTCAATACGACCATCTACACTGTCACTTTTGGTGTTCAAATTGGAACAGGCACAGGCACCACAACAGGCTCAGGTGGAGCATCAACTCTACATACTTTCCAAGCAACTGTTCCAGTTCAATGGTCTCCTGAAAATCAAGGACCTTTTTATAAAACACCTACCACCGCAAATCCTAGACAGGCTGAATCACCTTATTACTATGTGTATTCTTACCAACATTGGTGTTTGCTTCTTAACAATGCTCTTATAGCAGCGTGGAGAGATGTGATGTATAAATGTCAAAACCATTTGGGGTATGGTGGAACACAATGTCCTTTCTTTGAATTTAATCCAAACACAGGCTTATTCTCAATTTGTCAAGACAGCTTAACATCATGGATTCCTTACGGACAGACAAAACAAACACCAACAACTGTCACTAACGCATCCGCAGGCGTTTCAGATTGGACTTACCCTTTCGGTCCTGTCTTTAATCCCACAACTACAACTTTAGGTCGTGGTCAAGGCACAGGTTCTTCTACAGGCACAGGAACAGGAACGGCAGGTGCAAATTCACAATTACAAAGTCCTTATGGCGAACGAGAGTTCTCTTATATAGGTATGAATTCAAACCTAGAAGGATTAATGACCAATTTTGATGCTGTCTATTATTCCGCTAATTCAAGCATTCTAGGAACAACTGGATTCTATTATGCGCCATTGTCTGGTTCGGTCGTCGCCCCTTCTACCATTTCAAATGGAACAGGCACAGGAAACTGGATTGTAGCATCTTCCACATCTCCAGTCTATTACCCAGAGAACATCATTAATGTAATTCCTGATGCTAGAACAGATTGTATTTTTACACTTCCACAGATTTGGGCAGTCGCCACAGCAGCAAGCGTGTATTACATCCGAGAAACCCAAGACTACATTAGCACAGGTTCTCTCTGGTCTCCTATAGCATCTTTCGTCTTGGGCACAAGTCAAATACCAGTCCGCAAGGAAGTTATGGCGAACCCAGTTAGTTTGGGTGGTTCAAGTCTAGGCGGAACAACCTCAGGAGGAGCATCGCAAAAGGTTCTTCTAGAAGTTCCAATTGATGGAGTGACCGCCGACATATGGCGTGGAAATGTTCTTTATAAACCGCTGACGCCCATTTTCTCGGCAATGGATTCCACTCAGGATGGTCTACAAGTTATAGACATCAACCTTGGATGGCGCAACCGCCTCACCAACCAAGTAATTCCATGCCTTCTCTATAATTCAGGGTCAGTCACCTACCGCCTCCGATTCGTCCGAAAGTAGCGTCGTTTTAATCCAAAAAACTTTCCTGCGCCTTCCATAAATGGCAGCGGAAGTGACAAAGTTTTCGGTTTATGACCCTCGCGTGATTCAAACAAAGCCCAAGTATGCAGTGGAAAAGGGTGCTCTCAGTGTGACCAATGTGACTTTCAACTCACAGACAGCGAACGCATCCTCCCAGCAGTTCAACGTGGTCGTTCCTTCTGAGAACGTCTTTATTGACCGAGCTGTAGACTGGATTAGCGGTGGTGTAGCATCTATTTCATTAACCCTTTCAGCTGGAACAACCGCTGGTTCAGGTGTTCTTTTGACTCCAGGTGAAGTTGCCCTTGCTGCCTTCCCTAGTCACCAGTGTGTGTCTCAGATGACAGCGACCATCAACGATGCCTCTGTGTCTGTGAATACTTCAGATGTGTTGAACTATGTTCTCCGTCTCCAAGACTACAAGAAGAACCGCCTTCAACGAACTTGCCCAACCATGTTAGACAATTATGCTACTTACCCAGCAGCATCGTCTCCGACAGGTGTGAATACGGCGACATCTCAGTCCGCCTACTTCCAGAACTCACCCCTTACAACTTATGGTGGCGCTCATGCTGTGGATGAATCACCTAACGGCGCATTCTCCCAGTGGTGGTTCTGTGACGCAACTGGAACTATTCTAACCACTAACAATGGTCTTCCAGTGCTTGCAACTACAGCCTCTACAACTTCTACTGAAACTGTCTACATTCGCTGGCAGTCCACTGAGAAGTTGTTCCTTCCACCATTCATCTTTGCGGATGATGCGGAATACTCCACAGGTCTCTTTGGTGTTCAGAACTTCCAAGTTCAGATGAATATGCTTTCAACTCCTTCTCGTGCGATTCGCTTGTCGGATTCTTTAATCGGTCGTGCTGTCGGAACTGGTGGTAAGACAATTACCGCAGTGGGTGGAATTGCTTGGGGAACAAGTGGGACTTATGTTCCTTACCCAATTCAACCTGCTCTTTCAGTTCAGTTTTTGACACCTGCGTTGGATGTTCCCCTTCCACCCAAGAGCATCGTTCCATACATGGAGTTTCCAAGGTATATTACCAATTTGACGCCAAACCAAGTCACTACCTTGGGAAAGGCTGTTAATGTTCAGGGAAGCAGAACGGATGCAAGTCAGGTTAGTTCTAACACAATTACCTTACCAAATATTCCTGACCTTCTGATGATTTACCTAAAACCTACAACACCAGGCGCTGTGATTTGCTCTACCACAGGAACTTCTGGTAAGCTCTATTCAGGACAAGGAACAGCTTCAGGAGCATTAGGAATTTGGGATTCATCCATGGCGGACTTTACACTACCGATTAGCGGTATTAGCATCAATTTTGACAACTTTTCAGGTCTTCTTGCAAACCATACAACCTACGAGTTGTATAAGATGTCCGTGAATAATGGTCTAGAAATGGACTATGCGACTTGGTGTGGTGAGTCCAGACGTGTTCCTGAATCAGGCACTGGAACCCCTTATGTTCCTCTCTGTGGTGGTCCATTGATTCTCAAGCCTGGTCGTGACTTCGCCCTTCAGGCAGGACAAGCACCAGGTCTAGTCGGCAACTTCTCCCTCCAGTTTAACTTAACAATTGGTAATCAGTTTGCTGCTAATATTACCTCAATCAACTTGTATGTTGTCCCCATCTCCAGTGGTTTCTTTGAGACCATCAAGGGTTCATCACGCATCATCAAGGGTATTCTCACGGAGCAGGACATCCTCTCAGCGCCAGCATCAGCAGGTGATTCTAATCGCATGGTTGGTGGTGCAGCAATGTCTCTTAACAAAATGGCTAGTGCCATGAAAGCTGCGACTGGAAACGGAATGGGTTCTTATATGTAATAAATAATGGAACGAAAAAGCATCTATTGGGGAGTTGGCGAAGAGGATGATTACATCCCACCTAGTCAACCTGAGTATATACCGCCGAAGAGGTATGAATTCAAATCTACACAATCACCACAAAATCGCAAGGGCGAGAGCATTGGGCGAGTAGGGGTTGGACTTCCAAGAACCCTTCATCGCCTCGTGCGACTTCCTAAACACTCGTCGCTTCGTGTCAGCAGTTCCAAATGGAACATCACCCTTCTTTTCTAATTCAGACCAAATTATATGGTCGCCGTGCTTGGCACTCCCAAATGGAACCTCTTTCCCTTCTGGAGTTTTATACACGAGTTTATGAACGCCATCGTCTGCAAGAAATAACCTTTTTGTTTCATACCCTTCTGCCTTTGCCTTCTTCTTTGCTTTTGCTAAATACCCTTTTGGAATATTGGGCTTACCACTTCCTTCATCTTCAACTTCAGTAAGAGGACCTTTAAAATATTCATCTTGGATTATTGTGTCTTGGACTTGTCTCATTCTATTTCTATACTCCTCTATAGCTTTTCTCAATTTTGAATCAGTAACACCTAATCTAATCGGAACAGAAGAAACAGACGAAGCAGGAGAACCTCTTTCTATAAGCATCTTTTTTTGGTTAAGTGTCTCTTCATCTTTGTAGTATTTAGCTAAAGCTGCTTCTGTCTGTTGTATGAATTGATTTGTGTCTGCTTCATTCATACCAGTAGTGCCTGAAAGAAGGTCATTCATAAATTTCTGATGCTGAATGATTAGGTCATTAATTTTTTTAAGTTTGTCATCAATTTTCTTAAGTTTGTCAGAGTCTTTAGTTCCTCCACTCATCTTGGGTAATGTATAATTAGAGACAAGTAATTCTTTCCTGTCTTTAGAACCAATTGGCGATGTTTCGGAATGATGCCCCTTAACGACATATGGGTAGATTTTAAATTCCCTAAAGACTTCACGGATGCGAGGTGAATCATTAATCGTCATCAGGAAATCTCCTTTGATGCCTCGTAAAGTTTTAGCAAGTTCTTCAAAATCAAATGTCTCCGAACCTTTTGCATAATTAATGCCTTTACTCATTTCGTAAGGTGGGTCTAGAAAAAAGAAAGTTTTGCCTGAATCATATTTCTTAATCACCTTTCGGTAATCCTGATTAAGTATGGTGGCATCATTTAATCTCTTCTTATAGTCTTCCATTCGTTGTAATTTGGACTTATGTAAAGTCACCTTTTGGATGCGTCCATCCGTCGCTTCAGTCACTCCTGAAGTTTCTAAATAACGCCCACCGAACCCATTACATCGTCGTAAGAGAGATTCAATAACCTTGTCAGGAATAGAAGTATGGGTTTCGGTAAGAAATCTATTCTGCGATGTTAATGTTTTAGGCATCTTATACGATTCAACTGAACTGGGTGCTTGTAAGATGCGTTTATAATCCTGAATCAACTTGGAATCCAAATCATTCACTATTTCCTTCTCGGAAGGCGTCTTTCCAAAAAAGACTGCACCACCACCGAAGAAAGGTTCAACATATACTTGATGCGGAGGAAACAATGTAGTCAACTGCTTCACTTGCTTTCGTTTGCTCCCCACACGACAAAATAACGGCTTCATTATTAGTCTCTATGTTTTTTCTTGTAGGCATCCAACCACCGAAGAGTTTCTCGCTGATTACATTATTACCTATTGCGTGAAGCTTACGAGCCATTTGAAAATAAGTAGAGACTTCACGACCGAACCCTGACTGAGCAAAACATAAAGCAAACCAATCTGCTAAAAGTTCAATGAGTAATTGTTTCTTGGTGATGCCTTGTGCTTTCAATTCAGAAGGTTTAGCAAAATGTAATCCTGTCTGTTTAGCAAGTTTGATGCGTAGAGCAGTAGAATTAGGATTCAAAAGACGCGCCTGAGGAACACCTGCTTTGAATTCATCCCATAACTCTCGGTCATCTGTTACAGCATAAATCGGTAAGCGGTGTTCGTCCTTTAAAGTATGAATAGCGCTCTTTGCATACTTGTCTTCAGGTCTGTCTGTGCCTCGCAGATGAATTACAATACTATTAGGGTCAAAATCCGAAAGAATACTTTTGATGCCTTCCATTACCCAAGGTCGTAATCTAACATGATTCACAAATACATTCGCATCATACACTCTAGTTCCTTCACCTTGCGTTAGTATAACATCCGCATCTATTCGTTGAGGAACATCACACATAATAGAAGGAATGTATAACTTTCTGTTTTGACTTATAAATTTTCCACCAAGACCTGGCGATTTATAATAGGCATCTTCCCAAGTCCATATAGGAGGTTCAATTTTTACATCCTGTTGAACCATCGCACGTAGCACATCATTCTTGCTTGCGGTCTTAACACCTAGTAATTCAAACACTTCATTAAATCCAAACTCATTGCCTCCCCATACCATGTCTTCCCAATCTACACAAAGTCTAGCATCAAACTTTATGCAGTAGTTAATAAGATGCGTAAGGACTTGTAAGCGGTCACACCAACCCTCCCAACCTTTGAATAAGACAATCATTTATAGTAGTAAGACATCTTATTCTTAAAGTAAATACGCATTACTGAATAGTTCTAAACTATTTAGAACGCCGTAAAAACGGATGTCTTTACCGCAAAGTAAATAACCTTACTCCCCCACCCAAGCACAGAATGAATACAGCACAAACCACCATGTCAACCCCCAAAGAGACCAAGGAAGAACGAGTAGCACGCCGAGAACGAGAAGACTTTGAACTCAGACTTAAATTAAACGCCGAAGAAGCAGCGAAGGAGTTCGCCGAGATTAAAGCACAAGCAGCCATAAACAAAGATGGTGTAGCACTAGCTAGAGTTAAAGCCTACGAAGCCCACGTAGAAGAAACAAATAAAAAGAACAAAGAATACGGCACCAACTACTACCCACTAGACTACAGCGTCTGGGGATGGGAAGAATGTGTGTTATGCCACAACGAGATTAGAGACGACCCTTTCGGACACAACGCAGCACCTCTAGCAAACGGAGTCTGCTGTAAAGCTTGTAATCAACAAGTGATTGCAGAAAGAATGAAAGGTTGGCTAAAGAGCGGATGGAGACCTAGAAGCGACAGCGAAGCAGAAGAGGAATATAAGTAAATACAACAAATAGACTATAAATGCCACCAATACGCCACCAATACGCCACCAATAGAGTAAAAAACAAAAAACCTTATTTAATTGCGGTAAAA